GTTAAAGAATCCTCCTCCTGGGAAATCCAGGAAGGGCAGGACTCCACCTATAGGCCCCCGATGTTAGTGGATTTGGGTCCGCACGTCGTTGGTGTAGCTATACCGACCCCTGATACGACCGACAGGGATACAATGATTGCTGGGAGCAGAAAGAGGATTGCGGCGAATCCTCCCACACCTGAAGATGAGTTACTCCAAGAACTCACAAATTTCGTTGACAGGTGGTGTGTAAAGAACCTCACCCCGTTGCGTCCTGATTCAGACACTTCGGTAGAAACATGGTTGGAAGGTACGAAATACCCGGATTGGCGGAAGAAACAGCTGCTGAATAAGTGGCAGAACGTCAGGTCCATCTGGGATAAGAGAAGTTACCTTAGGTGTAAGTCTTTCATGAAGCATGAATCCTATGCGGCTCCGGAATGGAAGCACGCACGGGGGATATTTAGTAGATCGGACGAGTACAAGTGTGCCGTCGGTCCTATATTCCATCTCATAGAGAAAGAGCTCTTCAAACACCCTGCCTTCATAAAATATGTGCCTGTTGCTGAACGGGCCAAATACATTATGGAGCGGCTCCACAGAGAAGGCGCGTTGTATATTGCTACAGATTATACTACGTTCGAAGCCCTGTTTGTGCGTAAGCTGATGGAGGCATGCGAGTTCCGCTTATACTCGCACATGGTAAAACTCCTCCCCGAAGCCAGAGACTTTGATCGACACATGGACAAAGTTCTCGGGGGAGAGAATGTATGTACGTTCAAATGGTTCGTCCTTAGAGTCTTAGCGACCAGGATGTCTGGAGAAATGTGTACTTCCCTTGGCAATGGCTTTGCCAACCTTATGCTCCTCCTCTTTGCTGCAGAGAAAGCAGGATGTGAGGTCATACCGTGTGTTGAAGGTGACGATGGCGTTGCTCGCGTAGAGCAGGGCCCGCCTCCTACCGCCGAATTCTTTTTGCGACTCGGACTCATTATAAAGCTTGTAAAGCATGAGGACCTGGAGACAGCATCGTTCTGCGGTTTAATATTTGACACTGAGGAATTGAGAAATGTGGCAGATCCCAAGAAGATACTAGCCAGTTTTGCGTGGACGGAAGGGCGCTACGCAAATGCCCGAGGAACAATATTGAAACAGCTCCTTCGCTGCAAAGCGATGAGTCTAGCTTATCAATATCCAGGCTGCCCGATCATATCAGCGCTGGCAAATTACGGCTTAAAAGTGACAGAAGGAGTTCGCGTCAGCGCGCGACTCATGCAGACTTATTGC